TTTACATCATGCTTACAATAGACTATCATGTAGAGAATTATTATACCCTTTTTGGGGAAAGTATAAAACAAAAATACTAAGGAACGAAAAATGCAAACAGTACATTTAAAAGGAGAACTCGGAGAGCGCTTTGGCGAAAAATGGTCTATGAACGTAAATAAAGTTCAAGATATCTTTCGCCTTATAGAGTGTCAAAGACAAGGGTTTAGACCTTATATACAAGAATGTATAGAGAATGAAATAGACTTTACAGTACAAAGAGGCGAAGAATTTATTGACGAAACAGAGTTATTGCTATCATTAGGAAAGGAAGATATAATAGTAACTCCTATTCCTGCAGGTTCAAAAGGTAAAGTAGGAAAGATTATAGGGGCAGCACTTTTGATATATGGTGGATATATGATTCTAACTAAGGGAGTAGGAGCAGCAACATTTGGTACTGGAGCAGGTACAAGCGTTACAGGACTAAAAGTAACAGGTTATACACTGATGGCTTTAGGAACATCTTTAGGATTAAGAACCCTCGCAGAAATGATGCAACCTGATGCTGCAGAGGGAGAAGATGACTCACACTTATTTAGTGGACCACTGAATACTACTGTTCAAGGTGGCGCTGTTCCTATATTATATGGAGAAATGCAAGTAGGTGGACACTTAATTAATGCAAGTTATAGTTCTTTTATGGCTACTGAGTGGGGGCCAGGTTGGAATAGAAACGCTCCTTTAGGTGAGGACGATGGTCACGTAGATGTGGAGGAATTATAATGAGTGCACAACAAGCGGCGGCAAGAGCTAGACAAGAGGCAGAACGTAAATTAGCAGCAGAAATGGGAACAGCTCATAGATCAATGAGCGGAGAGACTAGACAACGAGCTTTAGTATATGATGCATTAACAGAAGGCCCTATAGAGGGATTAGTAAATGGAGCAGCTAGTATTTTTCTTGATGATGTACCTCTTGTAGATACAGATATTTATAAACAGACTAATGCAATAAATACTACAGCTTCTGTAAGTGCAGGAAGCACAACAGTAACGGTAGCTACAGGAGCATTAGACTTTGCAGATGTAGACGGTGGAACTAGAAAAATTTTAATAAAAGGTGCAGGAAAACAGGGATCAAGTATCTTTAGTGCAACTGCAGGGACAACTACATTAACAGCTTCAAGTAGCTGGTTTACTTCAGGAATGGCATCAGCAAGTATGCATGCTGAAGGTGCTGCTCGTATACAAATTGAAGGAGCAGGGGAAGATGGAAGACCTTATGTTGGGTATATTACAGCATACACAAGTGGCACATCAGCTCAAGTATCTCCACCTATTGCAACAACAGTAAGTGGAGTATCAGGTGCAATAGATTTAGTAAGTGTAATTACTGCTTATAATGTTGGCAGTAATCAAGTTACAATAACAACCGCAGCAACAACAACAGTTTCAGGAGTAGCTGCAACTTTAACTGCTCCTCAAACAGACCATACAACTTACGCAAACTCAAGTCCGCCAACAAATTATAATGACCTACAATACTCTTTTAGGTCAGGAACAAGACATCAGCGTCCAATACAAATGCGAAATGGTGGCAATCCTACTGCAAGTTTTGTACACGCTCCAAATATACGAATGGATCAAAATGCAACTTTTGATAGCACCAATGGTGTAAGTGACCATCTTGTTACTTCTTCAGAGGTTGGAGTACCGAATCCAGCCGAAACTGATGAAATATTTTTTGTAATAGAGATGCCTCAGTTATTTGCTATAAGTACAAAATCAGCAACAGAATATAACTCGTGGGTAGAATTTACCTGTGACTTTGAGTATTCTAGAGATGGAGGCTCAAGTTACTTTTCTAATAGACTTGTCGGACCCACAGATAATGAGATTATAAATAGAACAGATGGTTTTGAGTTTTTTAACGACAGGTCTACTCTTTCGTTACATGATGGATATATTATAAATAAAACTAAAAAAGCTTTTCAAGAGCCATACTTATTTAATGTAGAGGAGTTTAAACCTTTTGATACATGGAGACTAAGATTTCAAAGAGTTAATGAGCCTAATAAAGCACAAGGGCATCATGATAATATGAATGAGTCTTTTATAAAGTTTGTTGAAGCAAGAATTACTGATAAGTTTTCTTATCCTTTTACTGCTATTGGAGCAGTAAGTTTTAACGCTAAAGATTTTAGTGGACAACCAAAAAGAAGTTATCATATAAAAGGTAAAAAAGTTCAAGTTCCTACTAATTATCTTACAAGAGATGAGACAGATGATATAAGTGCTTCATACAAAAGAAATGTATCAGATGGATCTACGGAAAGTACCTATCAAGACTGGGATGGTAATTTTAGAGGAGATGAATCTACATTTGCTGTCGGACATGTTAATCACAATAAAGTTTATACTAATAATCCAGCATGGATATTTTATGATATTATTACTGACCATAGATATGGACTTGGTGAATTAGTTGCTGAAAACTTTGTGGATAAATATGCTTTGTATCAGATTGCAAGATACTGTGATGAGTTAGTTGATGATGGAAAGGGAGGACAAGAGCCTCGTTTTACTTGTAATGCTTATATTAATAAAGCAACTGAAGCTTTTAAAGTATTAAAAGACTTAGCAGGAGTATTCAGAGGCATGGTATATTGGATGGACGGCGAACTTGTTGCTGTTCAAGATAGACCAAAAGAGCCTATTTACACTTTTACTCAAGGTAATGTTATAGATGGAGAGTTTGCCTATGAAAGTACTTCAGAGCGTATTCGTGCAAATCAAATAATTGTAAAATGGAACGATCCACAAGACCAATTTAGAGCAAAGTCTCATATTGTAGATGATGTAGATAATATAATAGATACAGGACGAATAAACTCTACTCAAATGTCGGCGTTTGGTTGTACAAGTGAGGGACAGGCACATAGACTTGGTAAGTGGAGACTTTTAACTGATAAAATAGAAACAGAAGTTTGTTCTTTTTCTACTTCAGTGAATGCAGGCTTTATAAGGCCTGGTGATATTATTAATGTACAAGACCATTATCTTGACGCAGTACAGTTTAGTGGCAGAATAAAAGCAGGAGTAAGCACAACAGTAGTGACTTTGGATAGAGCAGTAACTCTTGCATCAAATACAACGTATACTTTACATTTAGTATACCCTACCGGTGGAGCATATTTAGAACAAGATTCAGCAACAATAAACAGCACTAATTATACAAGAGGAGATTTAGTACTGCTTGATGAAGATGGTGCTGCAATAGATACACATGCCAAAGCCTCTAATGTAAAAGATGATAGTAATAATGAAGTAATACTTGCGTGGTCTGAACACTCTCGAGTAGAAAAACAAACAATAAGCACTTCAGCAGGTACTATAGCAGCAGGAAGTAATATAACAGTTAGTAGTGCGTTTTCTGCAGTTCCTAATGCAGAAGTCATTTGGGCATTAACAGCACAAAAGAATGATACAGACGTGACAGGAAGTGCAAAACAATATAGAGTATTAGGAATAGATGAAAGTGAAGCAGGTACTTTCAATATTGCTGCAGGTCTTTATAATGATAAAAAGTATGACCTCGTAGAAAAAGATTATAAAGTAACACCTGCAACTCAAACAGAGCGTGTCTTATTTGACAATACTCGAGCAACCTCTCAAGCTATAGAACAAGGAGTTCCAGGCCCTAATAGTATAACATTTAGCCTTCAACAAGTTTCAGCAGAGACAGATACAGATGGTACAAATGATGAGGAAACTTTAGCAGGAACATTAAAAGCTGTAATTGAGTGGGAAATGCCAGGAATGATAAGACTAGCAGATAATGTACTAGCTAATAGTTTTGTAAATGAGCCCTTAGACAAAACAGAAACTACAATTACACTTGGGGCAGCAGCAACAACAGATAAAGGCTATGGTATTATAGAAAAAGGTACATCAAATGAAGAAGTAGTCTATTGGACTGCAAAAAGTGGTAATAATATAACTGCTGTTAGAGGTTCATTAGGTACTACAGCTAAAACTCATGCTACAGGTGTTAGTTTTACAGAAGTACCTAGCTTTGTTACTCCATATCCAAACTTAGCATATTTTGAACTTGAGCATAGCTTTGGAGCAAATCAGCGTACTGAAAGATTTGTTACTGTAGAGGTTCCCGGCAGCCAAACAAGTTTTGAAGTTGCGAATGTACTTGGTGGTACACACAATGTAAGAGTAAGAACTGTTAATAATGCAGGAGCTACCTCACAATGGACAAGTTTTGAAAATACAGTTAGAGCTCCGGGATTGGTCAAAGCAACTTCAAGAGGTAATTTATCAGTAGGAGGTACTATGACCTCTCCTATAAGTATTACTAGTGCAGGAGCCTATAATATAGCAAACTCTACATATACCTTTACAGATGCAGCGGGACAAGAGTATAATATTACTCAGACTGATGCAACTCATGCTCAAAGAACCCAATCCTTTTCTGGACTAAGTGCTTCTAATGGTGTGGGATTTGCAGTCTTTGATTGTAGTGCATCTGCTTCTGACCCTTGGAAAGCTTTGGATCAAAAAACAGATACTACATTTCATGCGGGAGCTGGAACTACTGCAGGTAGCTTTACATGGTGGAAAGAAGTAGGGGCAAGTAATCTTGGATTAACTTTAGTTACTGGTACAATAACAGCAGAAGCAAATAGTAGTACTGTAACAGGCTCTAGTACAACCTTTACTTCAGACTTTGGTGTAGGGGATATGATTCGACTTGGTAGTACAAATGACTATGCAGAAAATAGTTCAGCATGGTATGGATATGTTGATAAAGTTGTAAGTGATACTTCTTTATTAGTAAAAGGTGTTGTAACAAAAGATTTTAGTAGCAAGTTTGCTTATAAACAAAGTTTTAAACCTGATTTTACAAGAGACACAATAGTATCAAAAATTACAAGAACAGCAAGTAGTTCATATCTATTAGAACATTTTGGTAGCATACCAGGACTAAAAGGAGATGATGGAGCACAAGGAGCAACAGGTAACGCAGGAGCAGCTGGACCACAAACTGTAGTAAGTTTTGTCTATCATCAAGCATCTTCATCAAGTCAACCAAGTACTCCTTCTGCAGATAGTTATAACCTTACAAATAATACTTTTACAAATTTAACAAGTGGGTGGGCAACAACTCCACCAACCTTTGCAGCAGGAAATGCAAATAAATACTGGTATTCATACTTCAGAGCAGAAGAAAATACAGCGGGTGGTGGAACAGCTTCTGGTGGTAATCTTACTTTCCAAGCATCACAACAGGGTATAGGATTTAGTGGACTTATAACTTTTACAGGTTCTGGAAACGAATTTTCAGACGGTGCAGGTAATACAGTTAACCCACTACAAGCAGCAGATCTTGGTTCAAGTGGATCAACAACAATCGATGGTGGAAGAATAGAAACAGGGACAGTTGCAGCGGCAAGAATAAGTATTTCAGGTAAAAATATATCTGATTTAAGTAATGATAGTGGCTTTCAAGGCAATACAGCTACAAGAACAGGCGGAACTGTAGGAGGCTGGTCGTTAAGCAGCACTACAATAACTTCAGGAAATATAACACTTGACAACGCAAACACAAGAATTGTAATATCAGACTAATATGGCAAATAGAGTACTAGCAGGTGACAGATCAGATGGAGGCTATGGATTATATGTCTCCAAAGCAAATAGTAATGTACTAACCTGTGATAAAAAAGATTTACTATTTGATTCTACTCAAAAAACAGGAGGAACAGGACAAGTATATGCAGGGGGTTTTAAATCTTCATTATCTTCTGCTCATAACTTTGTAACTGCAACAGGTAGCACAAAACCAAGTTTAGGATATATTCCTTTAGTTATTCATTCGGAAGACTACTCAGGCAGTTGGAACGGTTTTCTGGCAGGCGGAACAAGTGTAGATGATGAGTTTCAAAGTAGAGTAGATTTATTAGGCACTACACTTACAACAATAGAACCTTATAAAATGACTGACGGAGGAAATCCTTCAACAGGAAGAAGAGATGCAAGTGATGCAAACTCACTGGGAGGCTCAGGAGGAACACAGGCTTGTACAAATATTAACTTTGTGGTATTAAAAATACCTTGTGCATATGGATATATGACCAGCACTTACTTTACATAATTATGGCAAATAGAGTATTAATAGGAAATAGAGCAACTGGTGGATATGGATTATATGTATCCGAGCCAGGAGCAAATGTATTAACTGCTGGACATGATGATTTAACTTTTTGGACAGACTCAGGAGAAACAGGGTCTAACTTTGTTTCAAAAGGTATACATCAAACAGTCCCTTGGAGTGGCGGCACAGGAAGCACTGCCCCAGTAGTAAGTAATAGTGTGGCTATATCTGCAGGAGCAACAGCAAGTCTTACTTATACTAATTTAGGGGCAGATCCCTTTTTACTTGGAGGTTTTGCACTTGGATCTAGTGCTGCAAATAATAATGTTGAGTTTGTTAAGTTTTCAAGTATTAGCGCAACTGGAGCAACAGCTAGTGCGCCCGGCATAGGGTCAACATTTACTATAGCAGTATTTAAAACACTTGGAGGAGGAGCGACAGATTACTAATGGCTAATAGAGTATTAATGGGAAATAGAGCAACAGGAGGCTATGGACTTTATGTTAGTAAAACAGGGGATGATGTTTTAACTACTACGAATCCTATGGCTTTTGACTCACGAACAGGAACAGGCTGGGCAGTGAAAGACTATGGACAGTTTATAATTTCTGCGGGAGGTGCTGATGTCACAAAGACACATAATTTAGGGTATAATCCTTTAGTTGCTATAAGATGGTCAACATCTATTACTAGTGGTGTATCTACACTTGTTTTTAATCCTTGTGCGTCCTTTGATGAAAGAGAAAGAGAGGTGGGTGGTCAAGCAAATATTAGAGAGACAAGTTCAGGACTTAGTTGGTCTCATGTTAATACTAATTCTATAATAATTAAAAATCAGTCTGGAACAATAGAAGATGGGGTAACAACAGATACTGGTGATGATCTTTACATTGCCTATATTATATTTTATGAACCAGACTTTACAGGAGGAAGAGGCATATGAGTGCAACTTATCATATATTTTATAACAGCGATAAAGAGATTATGTGGTCAGCAACTGCAGGAGTTGACAGCACTATTATAACGGGACAAAAATCAAATAATAATTATGATTACGTTTCTTTAACTTTATCAGAAACTCCGATAGGAGAAAAATATTATATAAATAGTGATGCAACTGGAGTTGTAGAAAAGAGTACATTTACTCCAACTTTTAGTACTACAACACCAGCACTCGATGCTGTTGTGAATGTAACAGGCGTACCTGCAGGCACAGAAGTCTTTTTAGATGGTGCTTCTGCAGGAACTATGTCTGATACAACATTAACACTAACAGCACAAGAAGCAGGGGCTTTTACAGTAGTATTAAAGAAACAGTACTACTATGATTATACACAAGTTATAACAGTTAAGAGGTATGGAGAATGAATGTAAATTTAACAAAATCAGGGGCAACTTATGCAACTAAACGTAGTAGCTACTATGCGTCCCTATCAGAACAATTAGACTTGTTATACCATGATATTGCAGCAGGAAAACTTGGTGAAGATGCAAAAACATCGAATTTTTACTTAGGTAGAAAAGCTGTAAAAGACAAGTTTGTAAAATCTTAATAATGGTCGTGGCTATCTGCCACGATTTTATGACATAAGTCAAAAGTTCAACCCTATCAACGCAAAATAACTCTCAATTTTAGAGGAGGTGTCAAAAAATTTATCTTGACATTGCTTCCTAATTTTAGTATAATTTAGGGTAAGGAGAAAAATAAAAGAACATGGCAGCAGCACACTACAATATTGAGATTGACCAAGGATCAGACTTTAACATTACTATAGAAGTAAAAGAAGATGGTTCTGTCAAAGACTTAACTACTTACTCGGCTCGAGCGCAAGCTAGAGCAGATATTGAAGACTCAAGTGCAGCATTTAGTTTCACTTGTACGATTCCTACACCAACAAATGGAAAAATCTTAATGAAACTTCCCGCAGCAACTTCAAGTGCTGTTACGGCAGGAGAGTATGTGTATGATTTAGAGGTATTTACTTCTGGAGATGCAGTCGTATCAAGACTAATGGGTGGTAAAGCTACTATTAGCAGAGAGGTTACTAGATAATGGCAACTACATTAACAATAACAGATGGTACTGGTACTAGTTTAACAGCAACAGGTACCTCAACAACACTAACAATAAATACAGCATTATCAGCAGCGGTAGCTACTGATATTGTTTATACTCCTACTGGAAAGATGTCGTCTACAAATATGCAAGACGCTATCGATGAACTAGCAGGAGACGATTTTAGATCAACAGGTACACCTTCAGGATCGCAGGTTGATAATGGTGATTTATGGTATGATACAGATGACCATGAACTAAAAGTATATAGAGATTCAAACTGGCAAACTATTGCCGCAGCAGGGGGCACGACTGAAACGATGCTCACAATGGACGGAGGTTCATTCTAAATGGCTACAAATATAATTAAAATTAAAAGAAGTACTGGGACAGCCGCACCCGGTTCGTTAAATGCTGGAGAACTAGCATTTACAGGTGGAGCTGGAACTCAAGGTAATAATGGACAACGTCTATTTATTGGAGACCCAGCAAACTCAAATGCAGTAACAGTAATTGGCGGTAATTACTTTACAAATCTAATGGATCATGCTCATGGTACAACTACAGCAAGTTCGGCACTAATTGTAGATGCAAATAAATCGACTTCAGAGATAAGAACAGCAGCTTTACACTTAGGTACGTCAGGTTCTGATACTCAAGTAACAGCAACTGCAGCTGAGCTAAACATAATGGATGGTGGTACTTCAGCTACATCTACTACATTAGCAGACGCAGATAGAGTAGTTGTAAACGACGGTGGAACTATGAAACAAGTTGCATTAACTGACTTTGAAACATATTTTGAGTCAGCACTTGATACTTTATCAAATGTAACTTCGGTGGGCACTTTAACTGAATTAGCAGTAGATAATGTTACAATTAATACTAATACTATATCTACTACAAACTCAAATGGAAATCTAATTTTAGCACCAAACGGTACTGGAGATGTTGCAGTAACAGCAGATACTTTATCTATAACAGCAACAGAAGGTGAATCAGCTACACTACTATTATCAGCAGATGAGTCTGATGATAATGGTGATGATTGGAGTTTTGTAAATGCAACAGGAAATACATTAACAATTAATAATGATATTTCTGGTTCCGCAGTAGCACAAATAACATTAACACCACATGCAACAGTTGCTAGTTCAACAACTGCAATAGCTGGTAATGCTACAATAGGTGGTACGTTAGGAGTAACTGGAGTTCTTAGTCCAACTACTCATGTTGATATGCCAGATGACGCTAAAGTTAAATTAGGAACTGGCGACGATTTACAACTATATCATGATGGAACTGATTCTTTCATTGAAAACTCAACAGGTGGATTAAAAATTGCTACTGAAACAAGTGGCATTGCAATAACACTTGGTCACAGTACTTCAGAAGTAACAGTTGGAGATAATTTAACAGTTACAGGTAACTTAACAGTTAGTGGTACAACTACTACTGTAAACTCAACTACAGTAAGTGTTGCAGACCCAATATTTGAATTAGGGTCTTCTTCTTCTGATGATAACCTTGACAGAGGTTTAAAACTAAAATATAATAGCTCTGGAGCAAAAATTGCTTTCATGGGATTTGATGATTCCGATGGAAAATTCGTAATGATACCAGATGCTACTGATAGTTCAAGTGTATTCACAGGTACTATTGGTACTTTGAAAGCAAATATTGAAACTGGAAATACTGGTGTTACAGTAGGTGATTCAACACCTTTCTCAGATAGCTCTGGAACTTTAACACTTCAAAATGTTGATGCGATAGATGCTACTACAGAAAATACGTTTGAAGCAGCAATCGATAGTTTAACAAACCTAACAGCTGTAGGGACATTAACCACTGGTACTTGGAATGCTACAACAATAGCAGTAGGAAGTGGTGGAACAGGTCTTACATCAGCAAGTACATCAGGTTTTGTAATGACTTCAAATGGTTCAGGTTTTGTAATGCAATCCATAGATGGAGG